ATACAATGAATACCTGATAGTGGAGTAACGGACATATTTAAATATGAACTAGGAAGTAAATTTAACAACTCTTCCGACCATCTTCTATTGAAATTACTTTGCCAATACGGAGTATCCTGTCTATGAGATAGAGCATAGTGCATAGCCACAAATTCATAAAAAGTATCATAGGCTTTTTTACACATAGATGTAAAAACATCTTTATCCCATTGTGAAACTTTGGGTCTTTGTAGAGTTCGGACTAATTGATGGAGAAATTCATGCACTGAAAATAAACCATTGCTTTCTAAAGGTTCTATAAAACCGCCCGCAAGACCAATCGCACAAACATTTTTAACCCATAATCTCTTGTGAATCCCAATTCTAAATTTGATCTTTTTAAAATCTAGTTCTTTAGTTCCTATGTGTTTTTGAAATTCTTTTAAAGCGTCGTCATCGCTAATAAATTTATCTGAATAAACATAACCGCAACCCATTCTGCTCCATAAAGGAATGTTCCATATCCAGCCATTTTCAACGGCTGTACAATTGGTATAACCTACCAGTTCTTTACGCTTATCTTTATAAGGAATACGAGTACACCAGGCTGTATTATTAGGAAGCGTGTCCTCTAAATTAATAAAAGGTTCTTTAAGCGTTTGTCCCAGCAACAAAGATTTAAAACCACTACAATCAATAAATAAATCCGCTTTATGTTTTCCATTAAGAGTTTTAATTCCGTCTGCGTCTTGCTCTATGGTTTTAATTTCTTCTTTAATGTGTCTTAATCCGCCTGGAATACAAATATTATCTCTTAACCATAAACCAAACTTCGTAGCATCAAACTGAAAAGCTGTATGCTTATGGAATTGAAAAGGTATTTTATTATCCAGATTAAAAAAACATTTGTTTTCATTAACCAATGCCATTTGAGGATAATTACATACTGCAAAATCAGAGTAAGGAGTTTCAGGATATAAAAATTTCTTAAACCACCAATCATTCATTGCCGATTCATTCCCTTGAAGATAAGGATCTCCAAAAGAATAATGAAAGGCTTCTCCTTTTTTATAAAAATCAGTAAATTTAATGCTTAGTTTATAAGTGGCATCACAGGCAGCCATAAAATCTTTATCTTGGATTCCTAACATGGCTTGCCAACCTCTAATAGCCTGAAGCGTGCTTTCTCCAACGCCTACGGTTGCGATATTTGGACTTTCTATTAAAGTAATTTTTTTATGAGGAAAGCATTTTATCAGAGTGGACGCTGTCATCCAACCTGCTGTACCTCCTCCAAGGACCATGATGTTACTCATTTTTCCTTGTTGGGATGTCATTAATTATCTTTTTGGATATTTTTCTTTGATTGGAGTAATAATATTAGTTTTCCAGTCATCAACGCTATTATGGTAAATATAATCTAATTGATCTTCCCATGACGGATAGGCTTTTTTTCTTAAATCTATAATAACTCTATCAACTACATCATTGTCAACTGTTAAACCCCACTCTTGACAATAGGTAAAATCAAATCCTGCTGGTACTGAATCTAATAATTCTAATCCATCTTGAGCATCTTTAGATAAGTATAAAAAAGCATCACAATTGGGTGTCTGTGCTAGTCCTATAACATCTCTTTGAATAAGGGTCTCTCTTTCAGGTCCACCAAAAAAGGTTCGCCAGTTACTTGCTTCTAATTTATAGAGTTTCATATAACCTTTTTATCATTATACATCTTCATCTTCAACTCCTTTGAGTTCTATTTTTAATTGTGGATTGATATTACCTTCCAGTATTTTTGTTTTTTTAGGTATTAATCCTATTTGTTTTAATGCGTTCCAAGTGTAAGGATTACTCATGGCATTACGCAGTTTAGCTGGCGAGGGTCTTCCATTAGCAATCATTTCAGATTGAAGTTCTCTACCAATATTAACTGTAAATTCATTTGCAGCATTTGCTTCAAACATTTCTTCATCGGTATAACCTTTAATTCTTGTCGGTTCTGCAATAACATAAAGTTCTTTTAATAATTTTTTTAGAATTTTAATTTCATCTCTTGTAAGGTTAAATGCCTCTTTTAAAGTTTCTTTATGGCTTTCAGCCTCTAGAATATCTGCTTCTAGTTCTAAAATTTCATGTTCTAAACCTTCTCCACCATTTTTTAAATGGTTTAGCTTTGAAAGTTTTGCTTGGTGTTTTAATTTACCCACTTCTTCAAGAGCCAATGCTCTTATTCTGCCTTCAAGAAATCCTTTTAATGTTTTAATTCTTTCCCAAGGCGTATCGCCTATGACTTGGTATCGGTAATTAAATTCTGTGTTAAATTTCTGTGCCATAATTTTTTAAGCGTAACTAACTGCACTGACGTTATGCCTAGCAGTTCCAACTCCTGCTGTATCGGTTGCCACAACTCCAGTATTCGATACTAAATTGGTTATTGCAGTATTACTAGGGGTGCCCGTACCATAACCAAAGATAGCTTTATCCTCACCATATTGTGTTATCGCTAAATTAGACCTAGCAGTTCCAACACCAGTAACGTCTGTCCCAACTACTCCAGTACCTGATACTATATTAGTCATATTTTGCATACCACCAGCAGAACCGTAACCAAAAATTCCTTTTTCATTGCCAAAACTACCGCCACCCGCATTATCTCTAGCTGTTCCAACACCCGTGACATCCGTTCCCATGATTCCAGTATTCGATACTAAATTAGATGTGTTTATGTGGTGACCAGTAGGTGAATGAGCGTAGCCAAAACCAAAAATTCCTTTATCTTTGTCTGCACTATATTCACATGCCGATGGGTTATATCTTGCTGAGCCTACTCCTGAAACATCAGTGGCTACAACTCCAGTATTCGATACTAAATTAGTCATTGCAACATCACTACTAGTATAACCATAACCAACGATCCCTTTATCTCCGCCATAGTCGCATCCACCAGGAACTGTCCTAGCTGTTCCAACACCAGTTACATCGGTTGATGCAACTCCAGTATTTGATATTAAAGTACTTATTGCTGTAGCACCAGGAGTACCACCAAAAGCAAATATTCCTTTATCTCCGCCGTATTCACATCCTGCTGGAAGGTTTCTACCAGTTCCAACACCAGCTGTGTCGGTTGCTACGACTCCAGTATTCGATATTAAATTAGTTATTGAAGAAATAGAAGGAGATATTCCAGCAAAAAAAAGTCCGTTATCGTTTAGGACAGGCACCACTGGTGCATCCGCAACAGTCTTATCAAGAGTGGGAATCCAGCCATTAGTTGCATCAGAATAACTGATCTTAACAACTTGACCATCGGAGCTGTATTTCACTTCAAAAGTGTCATCATCTCCTTGATAATTTAATCCATTCGAATCTATTTCAATATCATTCGTTCCCCAGTTTCTTGCGTAGTCGGCAAATATAATTGTATCTCCATTACTAGCCGAAGCGGGTAAAGTAATTACACATGCGTTTGATGTTGTATCAATCCAATATCCATTTCCAGCTACCGCAGTTAAAGTTGATGCTGTAACAACTGATTGCCAAGATATTCCAGCAGCGATATCTTCATAGCTCGCCTGAACACCAGCACCAGAACTTGTTAAAACTTGTCCGTCGGTTCCCAGTTTAGCTATTTTACCTGAACCTCTAATATTTATTTTACTTCCTATAATTCCACTCATAATTTTTCCATATTAACCTAAAAATACCTTTATTTCCATATTAATTAAAAGAACATGCGCCTACAGACATTCTAGCTGTTCCTACTCCTGAAACGTCTGTCGCTACGACTCCTGCATTTGATACTAAATTAGACATTGAAACATAAGTACTAGTATAACCATAACCAAAGATGCCTTTATCGCCACCATATTGTGTTGCCCCTGGACCAGCTCTAGCACTACCAACACCAGTCGTATCTGTTGCAACTACTCCTGAATTAGAAACTAAATTAGATATTGCGGTGACACTACCAGTATCACCATAACCAAATATTCCTTTATCATAAGCATAAGTACATGCGGCTAAATTGTGTCTAGCAGTACCTACTCCTGTAACATCAGTTGCAACAACGCCAGCATTGGAAACTAAATTGGTCATTGAAACATTACTACCAGTAGTACCATAACCGAAAATACCTTTATCGTCACCATATTCACAAGCCGCTAGATGTCTTCTAGCAGTACCAACACCAGTCGTATCTGTTGCAACTACTCCTGCATTAGAAACTAAATTAGTCACTGATTCTAGAGTACTACCATCTAAACCATAACCAAAAATACCTTTATCACTACCATAAGAACATGCTGCTAAAGCTCTTCTAGCAGTTCCTACTCCTGTTGTATCAGTCGCTACCACTCCAGCATTGGATACTAAATTAGTTAATGAAGACATACTACCAGTATCACCATAACCAAAGATGGCTTTATCGCCACCGTATTCACATGCTGCTAGAGTCTCTCTAGCTGTTCCCACTCCAGTTACATCCGTTGCTACGACTCCAGCATTAGATACTATGTTGGTCATTGAAACATAAGAACCAGTAGTACCATAACCAAAAATTCCTTGAGAGTTTCCTTTAGTTGGTACATCGGCAACAGTCTTATCAAGAAGAGGAATCCATCCCTTAGTTGCATCAGAATAAACGATAAGAATGTTTTGAGCATCGGTGCTGTATTTCACCTCCTCAGTGTCGTCAGCACCTTGATAATTTAATCCATTCGAATCTATTTCAATATTATTAGTTCCCCAAGTTCTATCGTAATCGACAAACATTATTTCATCGCCATTACTAGCCGAAGCGGGTAATGTAATTGTGCAAGCATTGGATGTTGTATCAATCCAATAGCCATTTCCAGTTACTGCTGATAAGGTTGATCCTGTAACTACTGATTGCCAAGTTAGTCCACCAGCGACATCTTCAAAAGCTGCCGCCACTCCAGCGCCAGAACTGGTTAAAACTTGTCCGTCGGTACCAAGTTTGGCAACTAGTCCAGAACCTTTAATATTGAGATTGCTTCCTATGATGCCACTCATAATTTTATTTTTTTACTATAAGGTTTGTTCTAGATAACTGATAAAGACATCAATATCAGCACTGCTACCTGCAATACCATAAAGCACATCTGTTGCTTCTAAAACTATTCTCCCATTATGTTCGAAAGTTTCATTAGACCCTAGTGCTTGAGACTTATAGATATAAGTATCGTTGCTACCACCTAATGGGTCTACATAGAGATCAAAAGTCTCCGCTGCCCCGCCAGTTTCGCAAAGCGTAATATTAAGTATTGTCAGAGTTTTGCCTGATGCTGCTGTTAATAAAGTGTTTTCAGCATTCGTCATTGCTCTAACACACTTTTCTTTCATTACTTCACTTGCCATATTTTCCTCCTATTAAAATCCCATGATTAATGATTTACCAGTCGTTGACAGACTTGGATTCCATGCTGTGGCTACCTGTACGTTGCCATTAGCATCTACTACAACCATCTGTTCTTCTGCTACTTCAATTTCCACTTGATTAGTAGTAGAAGGACTGATTATATCTGTTTTTAGTTCTGTTGCCATTTTTTTCTCTTATTAACTATCATATTTAAAACCCCATTACCAACGCTTTACCTGTCGTAGATACAGATGGGTTCATTGAACCTTGAATATCTACAACTCCAGTTCCATTTGGAGTTAAAGTAATTGGTTGATTAGCAGCATCAGTAATTGTAATAGTTCCTGAAGCTGTACCACTATTTGTACTAAGAACTAAATCTGTTGTACCACCAGTAGTTACAGTTAAAGTTCCAGCACCATTAGAAGTTAAGGTTGCTGCCGCTCCGCTATCTCCTACTGAAACTGAATCTGCCGAAAGAATCACATCCCCTGTTCCATTGGGAGTAAGGGTTATATTTCCATTTGCACCATCGGCGATTGTCACAGTTCCTGAATTTGTGCCATTGTTTGTGTTTAAAGTTAAATCTCCAGTACCTTGAGTAGTGATGGTTGCATCAGCGTCATTATCACCAACCTGAACTGTATCTGCTCCAAGATTAACATCGCCTGTTCCATTTGGAATAATATCAATATCCGCATCGGAAGTTGAAACGATATCCTGTCCATTGACATCTAAATTTCCTCCTAATTGTGGTGTGGTATCAGCAACAAGACTAGCAAAGCCTCCTACCTGATCATCACTTGCGTCTAAATAAACTGCTTTTTCTGAAGGCAATGTACAAAAAACTTCTTTTGATCCTGCAGCAAAATCTACCGCTGCATCACTATTAGAACTTTCCAAAACAGTAGTTCGGGTTAAGGTTGAACTATCTGAGTTTAATGTTCCTAATCCTACTTCCCATTCGCTTTCACTGTTTATTGAAATGGCGTAGTAAGTCGTATTACTATTTCCAATTCCCGCAGCAAAACTTTGAAAACCACCGACCGCTCCTCCCAGAGTCACGGCTCCTGTGCCTGTTGTTGAAGTTGTTTCTCTTACCCTATTATTTATTACTAAGGCCATTTTATGCTACCTGGATAATTGCGGTTGATGCTGCATTGGCTGGGAATTGAATTGTAAAATCTCCCGAAGTTGCTACTTTATTTCCACCAAAATCTATAACTAAACAAAGTTTGTTACCATTAGTAGAATTATAAATAGCCGCACCTAATGAGGTTAACGTTACACTCGAAAAAACTTCATTGGTAAAATCTACAGTAGCGGTGTTGCTTCCTGGAACACTCACGCCTTGACCATCTAATGCTTGTCCTCCTGTTGCATAACCCGTCCCTGAAGAACTAACTTCATTGGTCGTACTATAAACAGTTGAAGAAGTTGTATAGGGAGGACCTAAGGTTGTTACATATAAAGCAATTTTAAAGGTATTTCCTCCACTTGCAAAGTTATGCGTGCCTGATAACAGTTCCAATTTAAATGCGTCTGGTATAATATTTGCCATATTTTATTCCTTAATCTTGTGTTGGTGGTGGTGATTTAAGAGGGGTTCGAATAACTCCATCCATATATTCGTCCCTGCGTCTACGACCTTGTTGTTCTATCGCATATGATTGTAAGGCCTGTTGATACGATTGCTGATAGTACTGTATCAGATTTTGTGGACCTTTCAAGTATCCATATGCTTCTAACAAAGAACCATACAAAAGCAAATCCTGATATTTGTTGCTCAGATAAGTTGTCGTTGAATCTGAAGTCGTAATACTATCTGGCTGTTTAATATAAGCCATAGTAATTTCATAAGCTGCATCAGGAGTAGGAGAAACCACCCAATAAGTAGCATCCCAGTTTCCATAATATTTAGGGAGTCCCGAGGCCGTATCAGGAGTATTATAATACTCGGTCATATAAGAAGTATCTTTTTTCTCTAAGTAAACATTAACTGTGGGACTTACATTAGTATTAGCAAGTTGAACATAACGAATAATTCTTAAATCACTTGGAACGGTTACATACCTATTTCCAGTGGTTAAAGTCGAAGTTGCATAAAATCGGTTATCATCATTATCCGCCTCTCTATAAATTCTGTTTTCTGCGTTTTTGGTAATCGTAGTACAAATAGCATCCGTTAATACAGTATCATCTACTTCCGTGTAGCTTCTTATATCTGTTTTTAAATTTGCGTATGTGTATGCCATTATGGTCTATCTCCTACGGGCCCTGCGAAAGAAGGAAACCCTCCTCCTGTTGTAGCACTTGTCGCTGCTGAAGCCAATACAAAAGTATATTGATTGCTAACGGTCGTGGTTGAAGGTTGACCTGGATAATTAACCGTAATGTCAATAGGTGTAATACTGTAAGATCCAAATACTTTATCTAAATCATTATGAGTATTTGCCGTACTAGCTTGAGGAGTTAGTCCATAAAGAGGCGCCGAAGAACCTCGAGTTAAACCTGTCAGAGTATGTGTAGACTTGCCTGTATACTTAATAACTTCACTAAGAGTAAAAATATTTTTCCCTGCTCTCGTTTGAGCTGCAGTAGGTTGAGTTTGAACATAGATATATCCTGAACTTGGGAAAGCCGAAGCATCTGTTAAAGTTAAAGATGTGGCTGCGGCCGTAATAGCTCCATTTAAAGTAGTTTCTAATTCTAAAGTAGTAATAGAAACTCCTCCCACAGCCTGTTGTACATCTCTAAATCTTATTGCATCTCCACTTGAAAAATTATGACTAGGTTGAGTAACCGTAACAGTAGTTCCTACTTCAGTAGTAAAAGGATTATTAGGTAAAATAGTTGGCGTTGGAAAAGCTGTTCGTGCGGGTCTTACCTTACTCAGGGATATAGAATCCGCGCTTAAAGTTTTAGGTCTAAGTTGAGGTTGTTTAGGTTCGTATTCAGAAACATGAACAAAAGCTCCAGTCCATTCCGTTACCATTTCTCTCCAAGGAAACTGTAAACCTGAACGATCTGAAATAGCTAGTGCATGTTTTCCTGATGCATATTTTGGCATTAGATATTAGGATAATAAGCTTTCGGTGTTATATACGTACTCGCTGCTGATCCATCCTCCTGTAAAGCTCGTGCCAATTCATCTTCATATAATAATTTAAAGGGTTGTGTTTTTTCCATTCTAAATTTTTGTGATAAATAATAAGCGAGTCCCGAAACCATACAAGGAATAAAACGATGAGGAACATCAGTCGCGTTGGAATATGTTCCTGCGTCTTGAATTCTTTTAACAAAAAAGATGTGTAAATTTTTAGCGGCATTACTTGCATCGGGAGTAGGATAAATAGTCATCGTCACTCTATCGATAAATCTTTGAACCCAATAATTACTAGGGGTGCCTTCTGATTCTTTATTGGCATACCCTGAATAAGTAGAACGATCGACTTTACCTAAAGCCGCATCCGATTGAGTGTTCCCTGCCATATTTGTTCGTAATGAACATTGTTCTATATCCGAGAAACCTGGAACATAATTAGTAACCGCTGCGCCATCAGAATGGGTTGCTGCTGTTGTACTATGAGCTCCACGTGTTACACCCGTTAATTCACTACCACTAAAACCTACATAGGTTATATCTTCAGTACCAATTCTAATCGTACCTTGATTATTCATTCCTGTAATAGAATCCAAAGTAATTCCACTTGTAGCACTGGTACTACTAATTGCTCCGTCTAGAGTGGTATCAAGTCCATTAGATTTTTGTAAAGCTGCAGCACCCGTTGTAGGCATGTCTGAAGGGTATCTATAAAAATTAAATTCTTTCTCTCCCTGGGTCAAAGTAAGATTTAAAGTTCCTACTTCCCAATAATGTAATCCTCGATTTCCCCACTCTTGAAAAAGAATGTTGAGTGATCGTCTTGCTGCTCTTAATTGATAGCCTGAAACATTAGGAAAACCTACTCGTTCAAAAGCTTCTTCAATAATATCGGCAATTGTAAAAGTTTTCCCAAATGTGTAACTATTTGAAGTAGTGTTAGGCAATGTTTACCTCCTAACCGTAATAAACCGTCAAATGCGTTGTAACAACATTAGTTACTTTAATCTTCGTTTTACAATATAATCCCGTTCCAGGGAACTGAAGATATCCAAATACACCTGCTTGGTTAGTTGAATCACTTGTGTCAGGAGTATCTATAACCGCTACTGTTGTAGCATTATCTAATAAAGTAATTGTGCCTACCGCTACGTTTGCAGGTTGTGCAAACGAAACAGCTAAAATTCTTCCAGGACCATCAAAGACAGTATATGTGTTCGCGGAAGTAATGTTGTACGATTTTATATCTACTGGATATGTGCTCATAATTTTTATCTCCTATTCTTGTGAGCTCCCGAAGGAGCTCACAATTTATTTATTAACTATCAGCAAACGGTGTTGCTAAAGTTCCCGATGCTTTTGTGTATGCTTGCACAAAATATTCGGCACTCGCTGTTGCCGTAACTATGACGAGAGTTCCAACGATTCCACCTGTAGTAGTACCATCAAAAGTCATAACGTCATTAGTAGCTCCAGGAAACCAATCTTTACCGCCAGTAGTAGTACTTACCATACTTCTTGCATAGCCGATAAATTTATCTGTTCCGTCTGTCTTGATATCCATGTCAGTTGCTGCAGTTTGAACCATAAATGTATAAGTACATCCTAAATTACTTAATACATTAAAATCGTTTGCTCCAGCTACCGATGATGCGCTTCCTGTTAAAATGGAAGGTAATGTAAATTTACCATCCGCATCATTGCAAAGTAAAAGTCTTCCTGCATGATCATCAACTGTTAAAGTTGTATCAGCAGTTAAACTTACTACTGCTTTAGGTCCGAAACTAATAAAACCATTTAAAGATCTTACTGGTCCCGAAAATGTTGTATTTGCCATGATTATAATCCTCCTAGTTTATATAGATCTAGTCTCTAGGCCGTCGACTATACGCGTCTAGATCTAATTAATAATTGTATAGTGATTAAGCTATAACTTAAATTTGCGTTGAGCGCAAGGTATCCCTACAGATTTGTATGATTTTTTGATAGCGCTTAAGTGGCTATCGAAACTTCAGCCTTGACGCTGTTTACTTTAGTTTGAAGAGTATCTGCTTCAAACTCTTTGGCAATGATTTGTTTTATAACATCCTGAATTTGTTTATTAATCTCAATCATTCGGATATTATGTTTCCCTGACTTCAGGTGCTCGTGTTGCCACTCTAGTTCCAAGGACTTCTTCGTAATGTACAGGTCTTCCGTCATTTATAACCTCCTCATAGGTTATCCATTTACCACGGGTA